TGTATATCCAGAACCAACACTAATCATCTCTACGCCCTGAACTCTTCCAAGAGATTCATCAACCTCGCAGAAATCAACAATACCATAAATCATGGTTGCTATTCCAGATGCAGTTCTTCCCCCTGTTGGTGCAGAAGAGAATCCTACTGTGGGAGTAGATTCGTATCCACTTCCTCTATTAGTTATTGTTACAAATCTAACACCACCATTGACAATACTTGTTATTGCAGTTGCAGTTGATCCAACTCCAACCATTTTTAAAGTTCTGATATTTGCAATATCTTGAGTATTATCGTCTATTTCTTCAATTCCAGTATCAATTACTTCATCACCATATCTAAAGAGTTCGCATTGTAATTCATAAACATAATTTTTTTGAAGTTGATAAAAAGGTTTCTCATGTTCAACATATTTTATTTCAAAAATACGGTCTCCAAGGGGGAACCATATTAGATCTCCTTCCTTTGGTCTCTTATAATTTTTAACATTTGGCACTCCAGAAAGTATTGGACTTATATAAGTTTCAAATCTTTCTTTGGAAATTATAAGAGTAAGGTCATCAAGTTCTTGAATTCCAAATTTTGAAAGTATTGTTCCTTGCCCACCGTAAGCATTATAATTATCAACATATGCTTCTAATGGATATGCATTATTGAACTCAGATTCAATTACTTCTCTTATTACTGTTCTTTCAGTAACATATTGACGAGGGAGATAATAAATCTCAACCCCATACATTCTAAGTTGCTCATTTACGAGATCTTGAACTAAATTTTGTTCCCCTTTAGAACCCTGAAGAAAAAATGGATTTAACATATTTCTTATCCAATCATATCTAGAGGTGGAAGTTCATATGTCGAAGACATTTTATCAATAATAACATCAATTTCTTTTTGTCCATCATCAAACAATTGTCTTCCATTAAGTTCAACTCCTCCAGGAAGTTTAACTCCCTGAAATTTAATCAAGTTTTGTCCCCATTGTCTTTTTATTAAAGCAGTTAAATATTGCTTTAAGAATGAATCATTCCAAACTCTGGAATAATCTCCTGGATCTAACATTCTGTAGCAATCTATAATAATATAATGCCCAACTTGTAAAGATGACCAGTCTATATCCAAATATAATCTATCTTGTCTTTTATTAAAACGAATTTGTTTTTGAGTTGTGAGTAGAAAGTCAATATCCTCTAGATAAGTTTTTACCATTGAGTATGTTAAGAGTTCTGTAGAACCCCAATAATAAATATCGTTTAAGAATAATTGATATTTGATACTAAACATTCCACTTGATATTGAGCTAGATCCTTCAAAATGAAATATTTTATTTACCCCAACTACATGTGGTGGAATTTGGAGATAGTTACTATTTTCATAATAATTAAATGCTACCGTTGTTGTTCCTATCCCAGCACTTGCTGAAGTTGAAGCAATTCCAACTCCAGAAATACCCTGCGCTCTTCCCCTATCAATGTCTTCTTGAGTAACTTGATACTTGAGATATGTTTGATATACTCCATCAAAATGCCTTTCTTGAAAAAGCTGCAAAGCATCATCAACAAGATCATCAATTTGCTCATCTGCAATGTTGATCTCCAAAACTGGAGCTCCTAGTTTTCTCAGACAATAATCGACTAGTTCTTGTCTTGAAGATGGTTGTGCCATTTTATATCTTAGATATATCTATAAGTTTTTATGAGTTAAAACTCACTATACTATCTATACTATTTTAATAGACTCCTTAAGAGAGACTTGATTTCATCAAGATCATCTTTAAGATTTGTGAGTCCAGTCTCTAAAGACTCTATTCTCTTTTCTTCAGCTTCTTTTATTTTTTTCAATTCAATATAATTTTTATATTCATCATAATCAGTATTAAGAATAGCATTTGAAGATTCATCTCTTACTAATGTAGGAAATCCTTCAACAAAACTAAATCTACTTAATTCTGGAGGAAGACCTACCTCCTCCAGATTTTTATCTTCCATGTCTTTCATAGTTTATATCAGGCAAGTGCTATAATTCTAAGGTCTCTTAGTCTTGGTGGATATGCTTGGTTTGAAGATGATCCAATTAGTTTTACACTAAAATATTTAAAGTTAGGTAAATTGTCAATTGTAAACTCATAATCTTTGTAGATTAACTCATTACTTAAGAATCCAGTTGCCTCAGCATATGCAACTCTATCATCTGGAGTGCCATCACTATCCTCAAGATTAATTACTTGTCCAGATTTAATTTTATTTGAGAAACCTGGGAATGGATAGTAAACTGGTTCTTCTGAAGCATCATCCATTATTGCATATAATGCTCTTAAATCCGATGAAGAATTTATGTGTGCTGTCAGTAAAACTTTAATTGAAGATCCTGGAACTTCTAAAGTAATTGGATTTGTTGCATATACAAAAGCTGATGGATCATCTGAAAGAGTGGATACTCTGAAGTCTTGAGCGTAATTTTGAATTGGTTTGTTAACTCTATTGCTTATAAAAATCATTCCTACTCTATCAAGGTCAATGACTGGAGAAATATTCTCATCTGAAGTATTCATAGTCATTTCAAGTGTGAATGATTTATTTCCAGGCATATTTGAAAGATAAGTAAGTTCATTCTGCTTGGATGCAATAATTCTTGGGCTTGAAAGATATGTATTACTATCCAAGTTAATGTCTTCATATCCAGCATCCAGATATGGAGATTCAATTCCATCAACACTTGAACCAGTGACTGTCCTAATCTTTGCAGTAACTGATGTATCCGCTGGCTTCATTATCTGAACAATTGGTTTAACAATTTCAAAAGGAATGTTTTGCGTTGCAAAAATGTTAGTTCCTCCTCCACTCTTCTTGATGAATGGATAGAGTGCTGGTAATGGTCCAGCACCACTTCTATCAACTTGTCCGAGTGGTAATGCATCAGTCTTACCATCTTGAGATGTATTAATCTTAATATAATAGGAGTCAATATCAATGCTTCTAGTAATTGTTGAATCTTGTAGGGTATGAACTTTGTTAATTCTCCTTAGGGAAATGCCATTAAGTTCATATTTCATTACATTGGTTCCTACTGGATATGTAAATGATTGAGTTTGATCAATACCTCTGGTAATTCCAGTTAGTGTATTTCCATCAATTCCAGTATATGCAATAATTTCCTGATCAATTTTTATATAACCTGGATTTGTTGCATCAACAGGAAGACCTTCAAATGTAGCAAAAGCACTTTCTCCAGTATCTGGACTGACAATCATATCAGTTAAGATAATATCATCATTTGTTGCTCTATCATATTCAAAGTTTAAATTAGATGCATCAATATCAGAGTAGCAACCAGTAATAGATACGCTACTTGATTTAAAGTGCATACCATGATTCTTATGATTTACTAAAATATGAAGACCATCACTATTTTCATAATCTGGAGTAATAGATTCAATAATTACACCACCACCTAGAGTAGAATTTAGATCTGTACTTCCAATTCCAGCAGCAACGAATCTAATAGTATTTCCGACTCCAGTTTGGAAAGTTCCCTGAACTTGGTCAAGTATGATTTCATTAAATCCACTAATATCTGAAACTGACAGTCTTATATTTCTTCCTAGAGTAGATCCTCCTAGAGAAGATACTGTTACAACATCACCAACTCTATATCCTGTTCCTCCAGAGTTAATAGTTGCGCCTAGTGCAACAATTTCTCCTCCAGAAATTGTGATATTTGCAGTTGCATTCTTTCCTGAACCTGTTACGTTAACAAGACTTACATTTGAATAATATCCATCAACATAACCAGTTCCATTATTAATAATTGTTAGATCACTACTTGCAACTCCTGCTTTTCCTACGTAATTTCCAGTTCCATTCGATCCAACTTGAATCACAGTATTTCCAAATAGTAAATCGGTATCCTGAACTGTTGATCCGAGACCAACACGTATTCTTCTGGAATTGAATTCCAGAGGATCTGTCAGTAGGTTTGCAATTTGCTTATTGCCAATATTTAAATCTGGGTTATAGAAATTAACTTTTCCAACGGTTGAAGTAAATTTCGCTTTGAAAAGTGTAAATTTCAGATCTTCATACTGACTTGGATCCCAAGTACTACCATTTTGAGATTTGAATAGTGATCCAAGAAGTGGTTGCTGAGTAACAACAATTTGCTGTGACTGTGGCAATGAAATAGTACTTACATCAATTTCTCCTAGTCTGGAAATCCAAACGTTATATTCGTTTGATTCTGACATTAGAACTAGAGCGTGCTCTGTACCACCCTTAAGATAGACTGGTGATGGGAAAGTAACGACTGTTGGTACGCTACCATCTTCAGAGAGATTTATATCCTTTGGTTCAACTGTAATTTCACTAAATGGATATACATCAGTTTGTGGCAATCCAAGTTGCATTGGACGTAACTGTACAATGACTGGAAGCTTTGCATCCTTAGTTCTGAAGAATATTTCTACCTTTGTTACATAGATTCCATTTTCTTCTTCAACAAAGAAAGATTGTGCTAGTGGGTCGAAGCGGCACCAACCCCACTTACCATATCTGTATCTCCACTTATATGGCCATCCATACCATCCGCGTACAGATGTAGATACTGATGTTGTGGTTTCTGAAACCTGCTTAGATTCAGTTAAAGTTTCTGAAGTAATCTTAGCATTTCTTGTAGTTTGAATAGTCTCTTGAATTGTTTCAAGTTTTCCACTTGCTTCATAAATTTCTTCACCACTTGTTTGGGTTACGCCAGGTATTTGTGAATTAACTTCACTACTTGTTAACTTAAATGTTTTCTTACCAGTTTCAAATGTTGGATTTGATGGTACATTTGGATTTGGAATAAAGTATGATCCATAAATTGCACCAACAGCATCTGTAACAAGTTTAATATCAGTTATTCTTGCTTCAGCACCACTAGTTTTTCCTCTAAGAATCATTCCAGTGTTTATATATCCATAATAATCACCTTGAGCTTGCTCAGCCAGGCTACGCACGTCTACGTTTAGAATAGTTGAAGTTGTAGAATATTCTTCTTGAATCAGTGTTTGATTATCTTTATCGTAAGGATTTACATTAAAGATATCTGTTGGTACGTTAAATGGTCCAGATCTATGATTTGAAGCTGCTAATCTAAACTGTATTTGAACATCAGTTACTCCTGGAGTAGGATCAGTACTCATAGAAGTTGTTTGTATAATTCCAATTACAGTTTCTCCAACTTCAAACACTCCTGAGGACATTTCAACCTCAAGTAGTTTTGGAATAATAAATTTATTTACATCTTGACCATCAAAGAATGCATATACTCTGGTGAATGGTTTAAATCTTGTTCCGATAAATTCAACATTTCGAGATCTCATAAACGGAATAACTTCCGTAGATATTACAGAATCTCCTAAAGATACTGTATTCACCTCTTCTGTAAGTTTTTGCTGTGTTCCAGTTCTTGTAGAGGTTCCTGTCTTTGTTGTAGTTGTTACTGTTGTAGTTGCAACACGACCCCACCAGCGTCCATACCAAGGATAACCCCAATAATATCTGTTATAGTTCCAACCATGCCAACCATAATAGTGACCCCAATATCCATTATAGTATGGATGTCTGTGCCAATTCCAACCATAATAACCCCTGTTCCACCATCTACCATGCCACCACCAGCGACCTCCATAATAACGGCGGCTCTTCACTTTAGTAGTAACTGTTTCTCCAGTCCATGTTGTTTCCCAAGCACCCCAACTTACAGGACTTAAACCAGTTTGAGGATCCCAACCTTGAGCAATAAGCTGCTGTTGTGTTTGAGTAAAGTTGTCAATTTCAACATTTTTAGCATCAACTCTAACTTGATCTACCCAAGTATCTGATGATGGGAATAGAGTAATTGACCCTGTATATGAAATTACAAGGAAAGGAGTAATATTTTCAGTTCTCGTTGCATATGGATTTTCTATTTTAACAACATCTTCATAGTCTAGAGATATTAATTGACCAGTTCTCTTAGAACCGTTTCCAATTAAGTCCGTTACATATTGAGGATCTGCTAGTGGATTTAGTGTTGATCCAATTCCAACCAAAGATCTAGATCCAATGATAAGATCAACCTCTGTGGTATAAGGTGCTGGTCTTAACTCTGAATTTTTTGTATCAATACTATTTTTTACAATTGTTGTTTTAGTCTGAGAACTTGTAGTTGTAAAATCATCAACAAAGAATCCAGACTTAAATCTATCTAATCCTGCAGAATCTTTGATCTTCAGATTTTCTGTTGCGGATTCAAGTAAATTGAGAGAAGTATATTTCTCTAGATTTTTTACTCTCTCTTCAAGTTTTGCAATATCGCTCATTCTATAGCGTTTATGATCGGTTAGATCAATAGAAACTCTAGATGCATCGCAAAGATATGGTGGAATTGATATAGTCGCAACTTCAAGTGCCCCATCAACAGATGGTGGTTCTTCTGGCATTTCTGCTGGAGTACCTTTATTTAATTGGAAAATACCATCTTTTGTTAGATAAATTTTATCAATTCTTGGTAAATAATATGAATAAGATGCAACAAAAGATTCATCACTTGCTAAAACATGCTTTGTGCAGTTATTTGTTTGATCAAAAGATCTTCCCCAGAATTCAAAAGGTGAGCGATCTGTATTGTTTAAGTCATATTGTTTTACTCTAAGACGACCATCAATTATATCGCCATTATTTACAGTCTCTTTTGCAAATGTAATAGTACAATAATCATACTGATTATATGAGTTTGATGTTACAATATCTCCAGTATCTGCACTAGTAAAATCTGCAGACTCATATATGACTCTTATTTTTCCTTTTGGTTCTGGACTATTTACATTTCTTTTTAGGTAAGTATAGTCATATATGGTATCTTTTTGACCGTAATCAAATGTAAAGTTGGTTATTACGTTTCTACTTCCAGCACTAATTGATCCAACTATACCAGTAACTCCAGATTCTTTAAATCTGATTGTTTCTGATTCTTGAATAACATTTTCATTTAAGTAACTAAACTCAATTCTACCATCATTTATCTTAGATACGAGTACTCCAACTGCACCACTTCTTTCTCCAATAAACTCTTCCCCAATTGCAAGATCCTCTGTAGTTGCTGATGCGCCACTAAGAGTTGAGAAGTTTATAGTTGGTAGAATAGGATCATTTGTATTTGTAGACTCTAAAATAGCATATACCTTAGTAACATCTGGAACTAAAAGGCAAAGATCTTCGTCCTGAACTCTAGTTCCATATGGATAACTTTCGCTATATGAAAGTCCATCATTTAAAGATGTAGTACCAACACCAGAAGAAACGTCTCTGGATCTATCAAATACTAAACTATTAATTCTAGTTTTATTTTTTACCTTATTCTTTACATTAATTTTTCTCAGAGTTGCAATTAATCTTGCATTAGCATCAGTTGCACTTGCCAATCCGACAATCTGAAGTTGCTTCTGTCCATTTGCAAAAATAAATCTATCTTCAGTCAGAATTTCAAATTCGCCAGATGATGTAGTCAATACATATCTTTCTTCATCGAATGGTAAGAATGTTTCATCTTGATCTGCAGTAATTGCATTAGTCTCATTTGAAGAGATTGTAATTGGATATTCTTTTCTGATTATTAAATTAGACTCACTTAAATCTACATTTGAAATAAATGGACGTGGTAGAGTTGTATATAAAGTGTTATCCCCAGAAGGTAAAAATCTTGATGCTAAAAGGGTTAAGTCATTAACGTCAATATTACTCTGTGGAAGAGAACCTTCACAAATGTTTGCTACAGTAGTAATACCAGCAATTACTAAGTCTTTTTCATTTACGGTCAATACCTTTGAAAAAGTCTGAGAGGTTTCTCCTGACTTTGTATAAGAAATTAGATTTCCTGGTTTTACAATATTTGTAAATATAATATCTTGACTATCTGTTACTCTAATGGTACTAATTCCAACTCCACTTCCATTATCATACTCTGTAGTAATAGTAGCATTTCCAAAAAACTGCTTTATATCGGGAATAATATCAGCATTGAAAATTGTAGATGATGTTCCTACTTGAGAAAGTGATTGGACATCATCAACTGCATATGAAGTAATTGCAATAGAAACTCTACTGTCAGTTTCTAGTCCATCAAAAATGAACTTTTCTCCTTTTGAAAAAGTTCCTTTTGTCCCATAAAGTGTAATGATATTTGAGTTGGTTACATTTTCTACCAAATAACCAGTTGCACCGCTAGACTTTCCTTTGATAAACTTTGGAGTGGAAAGTGTAATTGGTTCATTTAAGGATATTTCTGTGTATGTTTGGATATCAAACAGTGAAATATTCCATTGATTTAGGTCTGGGAATATTGTATCATATGATCCAGACTCTAGAGCAAAATCATATACTCTAGCAAGTCCGATTTCTTTACCTGCAGATACTGTATTGATACCACCAATTCTTTCGGATCTTAAACTTACGGTAAATGGTGCTCCTAGATTGATAGAAGGTGCTCCATAAACCCTATTAAGAACATAAGTTGATCCAGTTTGATATACAATCTCCTCGTTTTCTGTGGTATTTGTTGTTCTTGGTTTCTCAAAATCAATATAGGTTGTTGAAATAGTCTCAACTTCATATCCCTGAACATAAGCTTTTCCAGGAGATATTCTGTAAACTCCCAGAGAATCGCTGGGGACATTATTTGAATATGTTAATTGATTATCATTAAATATGCCATTATTTCCAAGATTATTATTTAATGACTCTCTGGCCGATATTGAAAAAGGTCTTACATAATAATCTCCAGACTCATCGTATGTTCTCCTAGCAATCTCATCCTGGAGAATGTTATATGTTGATTCTTTTTTCTTCCCTGAGATTAAAATACCTTCTCTTACTTCTAAAAGACTAATGAAACTCTGATTTTCATTATTATCTAATGGTTTTTTAGAAAGAATTGCTCTAATTCTAAATCTGTCTGCACCAGATGCAGCATAATTTGTAAATCCCTTTGCATTATCATTCAGCGTTTCATCATCATCTGAAGAAATAATTTCCTCAACGATATCAAAACCAACTTTATATGATGGGAAATTTGAATGTGCATCAAGAATTAGAGTCTGACTCTCTACATTTACAAATGTTCCTCTTATAAAATAAACACCCTCAGATAAGATAACAGCAGATCCGATAGAAGTTGCATCAACTCCAGCAGTATTTGCAAATCCTTCCCCACTTTGAATGATGAATTGTCCCTTAACTAAATTTTCTTCAAGAAGAAGAGTTTCTGCATCAGAAAAAACTGCTTGATTATCAACACCAGCTCCCTGATAGGAAACATATAGAGTAACGTATGATCTTTCCGAAAAAGAAGTATCAAGAACCTTTACAATTTTTGCTTGAACATTGGATGTTGCCCCTTTGATAGTTTTTCCTACCAAATCATCCAAATAAAATGATAAAGAGATTCCTGCATAAGAATCTTCAACTTCTACTGCAAAAAATTGGTTGTTGTAATTTATCTGACCAGGAATTACAACAGAACCCTCTTTAAATACATGATTTCCAAACTGCTCAATTTGGTTTTGCAAAATAGACTGTAACCCAGTCAGTTCTCTCGCTTGAACAGGATATCCAGGTTTAAAGAGAACTTTATAAAAGTTCTTATTTGCATCAAAATCGTCAAAATATGGAGAAATATTTAAATTAGTTTCTTGGGGCATGATTTTTTAGAACTGCAAAATGACTTTGATATCTTCTTTTTGTGACTTTGATCTTGTGATCGATGGTCTATTGTCAACATATAGGGTTGTTCCAGAATATTTTGTAACTTCTGGATTTGCTATTCCGTTGGCAAAAGTTTGTCCTAGATAATATGTTTTAAAATTACCATCATTATTTATTGTGGTTGTGATACCACTAAATCCAGCGTCAATATCTAAGTTTACTGAACCACCTGTGATTGTTAAATTTCCACCAGTTTCTGGAGATGATGTAAACTCGTTCAATGCAAATCCATATGGAGGATTATTTACTCTAGAACCATCTGTAGAAAATCCTGCAAAAGTTCTATCTTGCCATAATTTTAAAACACCAGTTTGTTGGTCATATGATACAACTCTTCCCACTGAAGTTTTTCCAAGTCCTACCGTTTGATAAACAAAACTATTCGGCTCAAATACTGCAGTTTGTACTGTTCCTGGTGATCCTGTTAGGCGAATAGCATACAAGGCGCTTGCTTTTTCTGTATTTAATATGTTCTGAGATCCATAAGAAGTTGGATTTTCTACAACTCCGATTCTTGCAATTTTATTTCCAGTTATAAAGTCTGGATTTAGTTCATCATTTTCAATTCTAGTATAAAGTAGAACATTGAAAGCTCCCAATTCGGCATATAAATCCGCACCATGTCCTCCTTTAGGTGGAATGATGACATCAAATGTTGGGTCTACAGTTCCCTGAGGAACATTTCCAGCAACTAAGTCTATAGACCCAAATGAATATCCACTACCTCCCTTAGAAACCGTAATAGACTCAACTTTCGAATCATTATCAATAACAATAGTTGCTTCAGCGCCAGATCCATCCCCTTTAATCGGAACATTTGTGTAAACTGCATTAGCGGTTCCAATACCAGATCCTCTATTGGTTATAGTTATAATTTTTAATTGTCCACTATTTTTTGCATTATTTCTAATTGCGGCATACTCTTGATTAGTGCTCCAATTTGGGGGAGTTGGTACAAAATCAATAGAATCAAACTTAATAATGTCTGCAGGTTTTACTGTAAAGAGATACTTCCAAATGTAACCATCACCACTTGTACCCGCCTCTCTTGGTTCTAGATCAGTAAAAGTTGGTTCATCTAGTGATGGAGAACCATCTGGAGTTTCTGGAGTAGTTCCATTTTGAAGGCAAATATAAACCCTATAATCTTGGTTTATTACATAATATGGAGCCCTATAGAGGGTAGTTGACTTTGATGGTTTAGAAAGATTTGTTCTGGATACATCATGACGATACATATCGTACACATTTCCACTCTGCCATTGATATCTTCTTATAGATAATCTAATATTATCTGAAGTAATCTTTTTTAATGCAATAGTTGTGTCCCAATAATTATTCTCCTCATCAAGACAATCTTTTGGCGCTATTGGATTAGTATCCCAGTTAGATAAAATATCTTCTGGATTTGGTAAACCAATAAAAGTATAGTATGAGTTGTTTGGATCAGTAGATCTTTCTACGAATAATTTCGCAGTTAATACTCTTAATTGATCAGTTATTATTGCTGCCATTTTAAAGTTTTTTATTTATTTATGAAATATAATCAACATAATTTAGAGGATTAATCCTTCTAACAATAGGAGATGTTGTGAGTCCAACAACTCCGTTCTGGTTATATGATTCAAAAGTTTTTGGCGATCTTCTTCCAACGGTTTGTATTTTTGACCAGCTATAATCTGCATAGAAAAGTGTTGGAGATAGACTATCAAGACTTGAATAGACTTCAGCAACTCTAACTGTGACATTTGTTGTAGAAAATTCATCAATAACAAGTATTGAATCATCATCAATAGTTATAGTGATACCTTCATCAATCACACCAGGACTATTGTAGATCTCAAATCCACTGATTGTTTCTGTCGTATCAAATGTTTTACTATCAAATGAGGTGGAATATACTTGATACACATTATCTACAAATGTCGTACCTATTCCAATAATATTTCCATCAAGGTCTAATGATGTTATTCCATTGCCAACATAAGAATTTTTAACAGTAAAATAATCTCCCTGCTGGAGTTGGCTTACTGTAATTGCCACTCCTGTAATTGCAGTGTCTCTTATAGATGAACCTTCTGGCACATAAAGACTAAAGGTTAATCCTGTCGATCCAACTCCTATGGAAGTAGTTACTATTCCAGTAACAACACCATAATCTCCAATATATGAAACTCCAGAAATTACTTCTCTCTTTCCTGCAGGTTGTTCAATAAAGACTTCTGGAGTGCTTGTGTAACCATAACCAGGATTTGTTATAGTTATAGATGTTATCTTTCCTGAAGAAACATTTCCATATGCTGTTGCCCGTCCAGTTGTACCAACCCCAACTGGAACTGATATTGATACTAATGGATTCGTCCCGTTTTCATAACCAGATCCTCCATCGGTAACGATAATTGATGTTACTATTCCTGATGAAACATATGCAGTTGCAGATGCTCTTATTTTTTCACTTTGATCTAATATTTCAATATCTTCAAATACATCCCCATTAATGTCTTCTCTATGATTATCAAAAAATGCCTTAGCAGCTTCTACATATATTGATGTTGATGCTGCTGTGCCAACATTTTTAATTATATTAGTGACTGGATAGATTTTTGGCTCATATAATGGACGATCTTTTGTGACCGCTTGACCATCAACAAATAAATCTTCTCTTTGCTTACTCCAATATAAAGACCTTTGGAAACTAGTATCAGAAACAATACCAACACCAGCATATATGTTTGTATCAAATCTGCTAGTAGAAGTTATTCTGTGTACAAGACGAGAATCTTGTTTGTAAATATCTTCTGTTCCTAACAATCTGACAGTATCACCTTTTTTAATTGACTCTAGTATATCTACGTTTATGACATCAACATTTTTTGTTCCTCTGTAGAAGGCAATCTGGCATGTATCTCCAGTATTTTCAGTTCCTTCTAAAGGTCCATTTGGAGGATCAGTAAACCTTATAGTGCTTCCTCCACTGAATACATATCCTTCTCCAGGAACTTGAAGAATTCCATTAACAAATACTATCAGTGCAGACTGAAGATCTAATCTAAAATCTCCAACGATTGATTTTGGAATTCCATTAATTGTTAATGGAAATACGGTTCTTCTACCATTAAAAAGATTTTGTGGTGAATCAAAAATTTCTAGTTCCCCAAATGACCAAGAACTAAACTTGTCTTTGTATACAGAATCAACATATATTTGAAATTCTTCTAAAATGGATACGTATTTATTGTCCCCTATAATTAATGTGCCAGTATCATCAACATAAACTAGAATTCCATCATCAACTACAGTTGGACTATCGAATGTTGTGGTAATGCCTGGATTAATACTTTGATTGACTGTTAAAACATTATAATCAAAATCAACTAGACCTTCTATACCGCCATTATCATATCCAAATGGTAAAGTAAGAATATCTCCAGGCTTATACCCATATCCATATTCTTTTATTTCAAAAGATATAATGCTAGAACCCTGCCCAACCACAACATCAATTTTTGCTCCAGTTCCAACTCCAGGCTGAGAAGATGAACTATAGACTAAAGGAATATTTGTATAATTTAGAGGTTGATCAATAATTATTTCTGGAGAATTTTCGACAGAATAACCAGACCCTGGATTAGTTATGTTTATTGAAACTATTCTTCCTTTATTATCAATGTCTTCCCCAACAACAGCTTCTCCAACTTTTACTATTAATTCGTTATTAAAGTCCCCCGTTTTAGCATATACATTAATTGGATTTTGAATTGTTGGGCGATATCCAGATCCACTATCATTGATTTCAATAGATTGAATTGTACCAGATGGACTTAATGTTGGAGAGGCACTTGCTACTTTAAGTTTTTGATAAGCAAATCCTTCGGAAGATCCAACTGAAGAAATAACTCCACCAATTGGAACGCCAGAACTATTAACATCATCCTGATTAAATTCAACTAATCCAGTAAAATTAACTTGTACCGAACTTACTCCAACATTTAATTCGTAGTTTCCTGAGTTAAAATTATTATATGTAACGGTTGGAGTTTGAAATACATCTCTTATCAGCAATAAAGAAGAGTCTAAGTTAAAATTAGAAACATCTGTTTTATTGGTTTTTAAATAAAATTCAGATGAAATTCCTGTAAATTGCTCAGATATATCATCAAAAATATAATTATCATGATATGCTTTATTAGTACTTCCAGGAATAGCTGAGCGAGTAAAAACTCTTCCACTAAATTTTGATGAGGTATTTATTCCTGTGTAGTCGAAGTCATTGAATGATGCTCCTTCAGTAATTCCTATTGCAGTTGGTCTAATTCCAAATGGGGCACCAGTAAAGTTTAATTGATTTCCTGTAATAGTATAGTTTCCAGATAGTTTTTCAACAATATTCCCTGCTGTGTGTATACCAAGATTTGTCCCAACTACAGGTCTTCTTACTAAGAGATAATTTGCACTACTAAACCCAACGGTTCTTATCTCCATAATTTCATCATTTATTTTAATCAAATCTCCATTATATAAATTTGTTGTTGTACTAACACCAATAATATCAACTATAGTATTAACATCAAATAGTAAAGATACTGTAACTCCTGTGCCAACTAATGGAGACTGAATAATATTATCAACTGCAAGTAAAACTCTACTATCAGTATCCTTCGATGCTATTTTGTGAAGGGTTCCAATTCCAACGGATCTAAGTTCAATTGGAATTGGGAATTCAACAGTAGCATTTTCTGGAGAGTCTGCAAATCTTAT